CATAAATCCTGGATTTGCACTACTCCAACCATCTGGAGTATCTAAGAATCCACCACTTACAACTGGAGAGGTTGTTGCATATGACCAATGTTGTTGTGTTGAAGTTAATACAGTAGTTCCACCAGATGTTATTCTTAACTTATTTTGATTAGAAGTTCCAACACCAGTTCCTAAAATTAATAAAGCAAAAGAATTTGATCCATAATTAAATTCAAGCAGGTTTTTGTTTCCACTTACTGTAAATTTAGAAAATTCTATAAAAAAGTTAACTGTAAAATTTGCATTATCTAAATAAGCACCAATTGTTGAGTTTGTGGTTTGAAGAGTTCCAGTTCCATAATTAAGAACACCATTGCTTGAAGCCCACATTCCATAATATGTTTCAGAAATATCAAACATTGCTGGACTATTTGTTTTTGTCCAGGTTGCAGATCCAGCAGATCCAGCATTTGTCATAGTTTCAATTGTTGCGTCTTCAAAATCCCAAAAGTAATCTGGGTTATATTTGTTTAGTGTCCAGTTTTTTAATAACATAATAAAAATAGCCGTATAGCTAAATGCTAACGGCTAACTCCTCATAAAAATTGTTCTCTGGTGTAATTGCAGAAATGCTGTGACCACCTATTGATAATGTTGGAGAAAAGGAGAGGCTGAAGTTGTGAGAAGTAAGTACCAAAGATGACCCCAATTGTACTTTCTCAGTCTTTACAGACTTAACTTCAACTGCTTTTGCAGTAAGTGTAATAACACTTGCCTCTACCTTTACATCCATTGTAACCTACTACGCTACCGTGAATTCAACGATACCGTTGGCATCCCAAGTAATAGTGAAGTTACCGCTTGAAGATGACTGATCAGTGCCGAAGTCAACATATCCAATAAGTGGACTTGTTGAGTTAACACCAGTCTGTGCATCATAAACGATTGCATAACGTGCTGTGATTGTGCTTGACGACCAAGTTGTATCTGCTGCATCAAGAACAAGCTTATTAGTTGCTCCTGTGTATGTAGAAGTCTTGGAAGCCAAGGTATTTCCTCCAGCTGTGTATCCAGTTCCAGATACTTCATTAGCTACTGCATCGTCCCAGTAGTCGTGAGTATCTTGGTTTGGAGTGTAAGAAGAGGTAACCAAGGCAACTTTAATTGTATCGGAATCCCAATCAATTTCTTTGTTTAGTGCCTTTGCAATGAAAGACCCATATAGTTTACTTGCCATTACTAATCATCTCCCCTTATGCGGTCTTCTCAACGATAGCGTAAGCACTGGCATCTGCAACAGCAAAGCCTCTACGAACACGAACCTTGAGTTGAACCCCATCTGTATTGAATTGAGCATCACGAGATACTGCAGATTCTACGTTGCTACGAACACCATTAATCATCATTTGACGATTACCAACAATAAGCAATGGATTGCCTGTTGGGTTGGAAGTTGCAGCTGCAGATGTAGCAGCACCATAAGAGACAACTAATGGATAACCAAATAGGCTTCCTGGAGTTGCTGCTGTTGGGTTAGGAAGAACAAGCTGACCTGTTCCGTCTACCATTCCACGAAGGTGACCAAGCATCTTTGGATGAGCAATGAATACAGTGTTAGCTGCATCGAAGTAAGAACCCTGTTCTACAAGAGCAAGAGCATCATTGATATCTGCGAAAGTTAGTGCACCTCCAGTCTGGATTAGCTGATTTGAAGCAGAAGTTGCTACAGACTTGTAAACAGATGTGAATGGTGCAGTATCTGTACCATCAGCAGCAGCTGTTACACCAAGAGCGGCGTTATCAAACTTACGAGCCCAGCGTGAAGCCCATTCGATTTTGTATGTGTTAAGTACGTCAACGAGTGAATCGTTTACGTCTTCTTCGCTGATGTGGAAAATCTTTGCGTACTTACGAGCAGTTAGCAAGATTTCATCAAGTGTTGCTGCAGCTTCTGGAATAGTTCCACCTTCTGCAACGATTTCTGGTGCATCTGCAACAAAGCGTGGAACGCCCTTGGTGCGTGATGCCATTTGCTCTCTACGAGCGAAAGCTTCAACTACAGAGTTTGCTACAGTTGCCTGGATAACTCTGCTGGAATCTTCTTCTGGTATGAAGCCATTAGCTTCGGTTAAGTCAATTCTTGACATTATATTTCTCCTTAGAAATTTTATTTTTATTTAGATTTGAAATAATTGAATCGTCCAATTCAAAAATCGCAAGTCTAAACGTCCATTTAGAATCTTGCGTATTGATTGATTCTATTATATCACGTTTATTTGCCAAGCAGTATTCTTGCTTGTAATTCTGATGCTGAATTTGCTGTTTTTACTGGAGTTGTTACTCCGCCATCAGCTAATCCACCAACAAGAAGTTTTGGATCAAATATTTCTGGAAAATCAGATTTCAAAGATTCAAGTTGTTCATTTAAACCAGTTAACTTAAATTCATCATCAAGACCAATTGTATTAAAATCAAGATACTTCTTAACTCTTTCTACATTTGGTAAACCAGACTTAGTTAACTCTCTTTCAACTTTTTCAATCAATGCTTTTGCTGACCAATCAGTTAGTTGGGCAACAGCTTTTTCCATTTGTTCTCTTATTTGTTCTTTTTCTTCTCTATATTTCTTTGCATCAGATTTAGCTCTGTCCAGAGCATCAAGGACTTTTTTAGGGTCCTCAATGACTGGCTCAGATTCTACTACTTCGTCATTAACTTCTACAATATCATTTTGTTCCATTTTATTTTCCTCTAATTTCCTGCTGTTTGTTCAGCAATAACGTTATTTGTATTCATTCCTTGAGACATTAGTCCAAGATCGCCTTGTTCAACAATAAGATCTGCAACTTCTGAATCGTAACCCATTTCTAAAAGAACCTGCTTAAGTGAAACGCCAACTACACGCTTTTTAACTGCAACTTCCCAATGATCTAAAGTGTCAAGACTTTCTGGAGATTCCCATTTAACTTGAACATCTAATTCTCCAGTCATTATTTCAGACTCTAAATTATCAATTTTAAGAATAAACCTGAACATATCTCTCCAGGTATTTCCAAATGAAATTTGTCTGTCTTCAATCTTTTTAATCAAAGGAGCTTCTGCTGTTCTTAAGGATTCTCCACTTTGCTGACCAGCACTTGAATCAAAGTAATGAATTGGTGTTGATGTTAAAGAAGCCATTGACTTTACATATTGGGTCATTGGTTCAGTAAACACCCTGTGGTCTGCAGGAGAAAACTCTCCAACTTTTGAAATGCCCTTAAGATACCAAAGTTCTCCTGGACCATTCTTTAATGAGCCAAGATTTTCTGCATCAACAGTAGAGTCATCAAAATCTTGAATTTCTGAGTCATTTCCTCCATTTGCAAGTGCATATCTTTGTGGAGCACCTTGATAATCAACAGTATTCATATGAGTAATAATTAACTTGTTGATAGCATCCTGTGGACCATAAGCATCGTAATGTTCTGGTCTTCCATATGTTTTAGAAGTTCTAAAGTGAAATACTGGAACTTCATTCCAAGGATTTTCAACTACGCCAATTTGTTTAAAGCCAGAGCTTGAAACCATTGTTTCTACTTCTCCTACAGCTTCATATTTTTCAATACGATCTGCGTAATACATATTTAGTCTTACTGTCTTAGTTGTACTGTCGTATGGATCTGTGTGTTGCCACAACTTTGCACCAAATCTCTTAACTCTTGGATTTTCAGTGTCATATACCACTACAGTTGTTAATGGTGAATTATAGTTAATCTGTACTTCTCCATTTTCATCTGTCCATACAATTGCATAAGAATCTCCATATACAAGTGCTCTTTTATGAATTTCATTAGCATCAAGAACAAGATCGTTAGATTCCCAAACCCTGTTAATTATTGCATTAGCTTCTTCGGTAGTTCCTAAAACATTGGCTATTTCTAACCTGTTTAATACAGAATCAACTACAGTTCTTGTAAAGTTGAATCTATAGCTATTATTTGCTGATCTAAATAGAGTTGACCATTTTTGATTTGGAAACAATTCTTTTTGAGTACCCTCGTAATATATGTGGGCTGTATTGTAATCGTTTCTACGGTCAATAAGTCTATCTATTGCATTTTTAATATCTGTCATTTTTATTTATCTCCTGTTGTAATTAAATTGTTTTGCACTAATTTTTACTGCCTTGTTGTCTAAGAAGTATAAAACTCCTGTAACAACAGCATCCAGTACGTCATCGTGCGATACTTTTGGAAATGACCACATCTGCTCTTCTAATGCTGGAAAATGAGCAGAGTGTCTAACCTTCCCTTGTTGATAGTAGTTTAAAGCCTTACCAGCTCTAATCTGCTTTGATAGTTTTTGATGCTTTGATCTATATTTAATAGGAATTCCTTTAAATACATCTTGCCAAAGGTCTCCACCCTGATTTGTTTCAACATACAATAGTCCAGCATCGTATATATCAGCCAAATCTCTCACTCTATCAGAAAGGTCTGAAGGTGAAAGCTTAACTTGTTGTGCTTCTCTAACATAGATAACACTATTTCCTAAATCATCTATTCCTCTTGAAAGAACTGCTATGCCAGTATAGTCTGACACTTTATTCTTTGTAACAGCAGGGTCAACAGAAATAATTGTGTTTCCATACTCTTTTAGGTCTTCAATAATAATATCTTCATTAGCCCAAAATGTTCCATCAACATTTATAGGTCTATTCATATAATTCTTTGCAAAATCTCGCAAATGACGTTGAGATTTAAGCCATTCTAATGACCACTTCTCTTCCCAGACGGATCTTTCAGTTCCATCCTCATTTTGCATAATGGCTGGATAATAATGAGCTTTTACATTCTGGTCTTTAATCCATTGAAGTTCTGGATCGTCAGGAAACTCTGAAAACTTTCTAAATTGGTCCATAATTGAGTTAGGCATAGTAGTAGTTCCAACAAAAACCATACGAGCATAGATATTCATAGGTGCAATGTCATCAAAGACTGTGTTTAGCTGCTGACCAGCCTGATATTCAGAGTAATTCTTTTCACCCTTTTCAATATCATCAAGAATAATAAGATCTGGACGCTGACCAAAGACCTTTTTACCCAAAGAGTTGGTGTCAATACCATTTGCATCAAAAATAAAGTCATTGCTTTGAACAATTCTCCAAGAGTTATTAGCAAGTGCTCTACCTGTTGTTGAGACAATTTTAGGCTTACAAAGTTCTGGATAATCAATTTGTAAATATTCATTTGTATCTAATTCATTCTTAAATGTAATCAAATGTGTCTCAGCTTGACTTGCAGCATCAGAAAAGGCAGCAATGAACTTAACGTGATTGTGAGCGGCTGCCCATAATGGTAAAATTAAAAAAATCCAGGTAGATTTACCAGATTCTCTTGGAGCAATCCAAGCATCTCTATTTTGCTTAGGAGAAGTTGGGGGATGTATCCAATTCTTTCCATATTCAGCTAAATCAATATGAAATTCAGATAATGTAATCTCACCCTTTGAATTTTGTAAATGATGAGGCAAATAAATCAAAGCAAATAGCAATGGGTTATATTTAGTTAATTCAATTCTTCCCTCTGGAATTGATAAAAGCTCTAATTCAACATTTTCAACAACATCTGCTATATTCATAATATGCCTCCATATTCATTTTTATTGGAAATATTTATCTGGGTAAGCGAAAATAGATTTTTTAAATTGATTTTTATGAAGGGGTACTCTCTTATAAATATATTATTATCTATTGTCATATGTATATAGTTATTAATGGTCATATTAATATCTTTTTCTATTCCCCTGCATTTTGCTTACTAATTATATTATCTTTCATTTCTGCATTTCTCATCTTAGCTTCATTAAGCATATCTGTTAATGCAAGATCTGTTCCATCTTTACTTCTTGATTCATTAATAGCAGTTGATTTGCCTTCAATAAGATTAATAGTTTGAATAGCTTTATGAACAGCATTTGCTAATTTATTTAATTCATCAGAGTCTAATACATCTTCTATTAGTTTCTCATAGCATCTATCCAGAACTGCTTGAGCAGCTACTATCTTTTCTTTATCACTATAGAATATACCTAAACTTCTTGCTATTACCGCCAAAGAATCGGGGGAAGGTAATTCTAAATTTCTTTGGATATAAAACTTCTTTGCAGTATGATATGATCCAGGATATTTTAAATATCTCATAGCAGGACCAATTCCCATTTCATTTGCTATTTCTATATATTCTGATATTTGTTCTTCTGTAAACTTTGAATAACTCATTATATTTTTAATACCCCTCTTATTTTCATATTACGACACACGTTCCTGGAGGTTCCTAT